CCAGAGCTTTCTTGAGAAAATGCTCTTACAGGTACTTTGTCATAAACACGGACTGTTTGAGCTTCAGGTAAAGTTTTGTAAGGTTTTCTTGACTGATAATCATAAGTGTAATAATTGCTAACTCCACTTGCACCTGAAATTTCTCCTGCGCTTACGCTTTCCAAAACTTTAACAGCAACACTATCGCTTTCTCTAAATAATATTTCTACCTCACTTATCTTATAGTCACGTACTATTCTATTTGCATTAGTAGGCAATGGAATAACTAGCCCTATATTCTGAACTTGGTTTTCCATGAAATTAACTATAGTAGACTGATACGCAGCGTCCTCGTCACCGTTTAAAAAATATCCATCTTGTTTTGGGATATAAGCAATTTGAGTGAAAGGAGCCATTAAGGAGTACTCATTATCGTCATATTTAAATCTATAACTAAATCTTACAAACCTATCTTCTAAATAATCTGGATCACCTGGCCAATCTGAATCATCAGTCTTATTAGTCATGGTAGACATGATCAAGGAAACGTAGGTATTAGCAGCTAAAGCCGCTCCAAAATTAGGAGAAACTGATACTCGAGTATTTCCTCCTACAAGTTGTACACCGGTAACTTTAATATGGTTTAACCCTGTTACAGCTGTTGATTGCTCTGCTGAAACAACAGTAGCTCCTATGAATGGAGTTAATGTTGCAACTTGATTTCCAACTACCTGAAAGTACGCTGCTGAAGATGTGCTAACCACCAAGTCTATTCTATTGTATAGCTCTATAGCTTGATAAGGACTATACTTTGCTACAGAAATTTGGTGTTCTTGTGTATAATATTCTTGTGTAGAAGTGCTTGATGATCTCGCCCCGTTAGTATTACTTGTAAATAACGCAACGTTTATTTTACGTGGTTGGTTTCTGTTGTCTGTCCAAAACAATAGGTCTTCAATTAAGTTTATACCTATTATACGATTAGTTGTAGAAAAGTTTAAGAATTCTCCTTGTACTAATAGTGTATAATCTCCCGAAGTATTGTTATAAACATATATATAATGCTTAGACGTCGAAGGAGCATCCGTGGGGGATGAAGGATTAGGATCTGTGTAGTCGGTTAGGAAAATAAATATTTGATCTGTAGAATTATTGCTTTTAGTTCCTATTATAGTCAAGCCATTACCCACATCAGTTTTAGCAATAAGATTGTTACCTATAACGTTTTCAATAGCTCCCACATCGTCGTCTTCGGATCTACCAACAGATATATTCCGAGCATCTCTATATTCGCCGTTAGGCAATATTCTATCGTCAAGATCCTTATTCATCTTAGACTTTAGAAATGTGTTTTTTATTTGTTGAGCCATTTAATTATGATTTAATCCATTTAGATTTACCTCTCATTACTTGAACAATTTCTTCAAGCTTGACATTTGATAATCTTATTTTTGCATTTCTAAGTTTAGCCGATCTGTCTCTTTTTAATCTTTGTATAACATACTCGGGTTGATTAATTCTAGAAGCTAATATAGAATATAATATGTGAGCATATAATGCTTCTTCAGCCATTTTAGGAATTCTTGAATCCAATTCGTATGCTAATCCATCAGAAATATACTCAAGTACTATTAGTCTATCTTTTAGGTTAGAAGAAAAAGCTATGGTCCCATCTCTTTCATTCATGTTAAACCAACCATTTCTTTGAGCGTACTGAGGGTTGTTGCCGTATCGCTCCCCTAAGATTGGATTACCTGTTAACCATCCGGAGTAAGCCCAGTAATCTCTAGCACTAATATTCCCATTAAGCAAATTGTCATTAGCCTCGGCCCATCGCTCCATCGTTATAGATGTACCCTCTAAATTATCCCCAAAGTAATCCTGAGTAGGATCTCCATCTCCATCTTGAATTGGTACTTCGTAAGGAGATATAGTTAAGTTATTTGCAGGATATATAGGATGTTTAACACCTAAAGCATCTATGTAAGATATGTTAACATAATTTACGTAGTCTTGAGGTATTATAACGCTTAAGCTGGGAGGTATAGTTAATTCTTGAGATTTAATACTTCTTAAAGTATCATAACTAAATTCTTGCAGACCTCTTTTAGCATGAAATATAACGTCTGTTCTTTTAACATCGGGTATTAATTTATGTTCTCCTACATAAGTAGCTATAAATCCGTTTATAATATCATTTAAAGAAGTATAACCATAGCCGCCATAATTTTCTTGGACAGCTGTTCCTATAGCTTGCTTGTTGCCAAAGTTACCGCCGTCTAAAGACTTTAACTGTACTACTATATAGGTATTAGCAGCAGGTGCTGAGGCAAAAGTTATTTCGTTATTTACAACGTTGTAGGCTGCAGAGTACTCAGTGTAACTTCCTGGAGCATTATTAGCACTAGTGTAAATTTGAAAATTATTCAATGCATATTCTGGCAACGCTGTATTTGAAGTAGAAAATACTAAGTCTGTATTAAATGTAGTAGTTACTTTACCGCTCCCATCAGATAAAAATCGCTGAGCACCAGCGTAGTATTGTTCATTAGTTTCGGTTATTAAACCACCATTAGGTATAGGCATATCTTATAATGTTGAGCGTTGTACTTCTTGTTGAACTTGTTGAGCAGCTACATTAATTATTTGTGGGTCTCTTATTACAACTCCAGAGTAAAGTAATATTTTTAATATAATATTAGTTTGTTCTGTTTTTGATAATTCAAAGTCAACTGAATTAGTAGGGTTATACTGATAATAGTTTTGTCCTGAAGGAATAGTGAAATTCCAGATTACATCCAAAGGTTTTCTTAAGTAACTTACAGTTACATCCGATGTAATAGTTTGAGGATACACATACAATTTATTATTTTCATACAAATATATTGGATATGTGGTAGTAGGTGCAACTAAAGGTGTAGTGTTTATGTATAAAAGCTCGTTTCGCTGCACTAGTTGAGCTTCTGTGCTGTCTTTATATATTACTGTACCGAGCCTATAAAAGTCCTCTGGAGTCGCCGTAACGACTATAGCTGCGTTATTCGCAGGTACAGTGTTAAATATTATATTAGCTCCGCTAATAGTAAAAGCGGTTGTAACAACGCCATTTATAGTAACGGATATTACACTACTTGCTAACTGTGAAGATGTTATAGAAGTAAATGGGAATGATATAGTTGTACCGTTTCCTGTAAAGCTTTGGGTAGCTGCACTAGCTCCCGATGTAGTAGGTAATGTAAAGTATTTGCCCGGGGCAACATAAGTAGTGTTTCCGTATTCTTTAAAGATAGAGATATCTTGGTCTACATTTTTAATGCGATCCGCATATTCCGTATCATTATCAGGTCTGCGAAGCTGCTGATTCAATGTGTCAAAATAACTTTCAAATATTTCAAGTTGCACTTGCGTAGCAACCTTGTTAAATTCGTCTGGTGATAGGTTACCTCTCTGTTCTTTATTAAGAATAAGCAACACCGTTTTATAAACTATGTCTACATTTACTGCCATTTTATTTTTTTGTTATAAATATTAACCGGTCTCACTTAAGAAACCGGTCAATAATAATTCACCATCTATAATATAATTACGTGTTTTTTTTAAAAACTACTAATTAAATTTCTTTTCTATAGATCGATATACTTCAACTCCTTCATCGGTTTTAAAATATGCTGCCATAGCCGAGTATGGGTTTTCATCAAAAGGCACGGACATTAGCTTTCTACCATTAGATGTCCAAGAAAAAGTTCTTTGATCTTGTGACAAAGTAATTATGTTAGCTTCTGTAGCTTTAATAGCTACGTTTCTAAGTCCTACATTTTCGTCTTGTGCTAATTCTAAAAATAAAGCAGGGTTGTTATTTGCAAACAATCGTAAGTCTCTTTTAATTTCTTTAGAAGACAATTGATTAACTGCATTACCCATTTCTACTCTTAAGATAGCTTCGGCATCGTCAATATCCATATCTCTAGCAAATACTGCTGCATCTGTTTGCAAATCAAGTAATTCTAGATCGTCATAAGCTTCTTCAACGGGATCATATTCCTCGTAGATTCTTCCTTTTAACGGATGATATAATGAAAGTAGTTTTTGTAAATTCTGTTGTGTTTTAGGAACTCGTAAATCCCCATCTCTAAACATAATATGCCCTAACGTAGCCTCTCCTTCTTGCTCACTTTTAAAGGGTGAATCATGGTTGGTTGCATATCTAATTTCTTTTTGTGTCCCGGTTTCTTCATCAAAATATAACAGCGCATGCTTTCTAGTATGCTTGCCCGGAATAGTTAACGTAAGAGGAGTGTGCCTACCTACTAAGTAGTACAACCTATCTTTAATTTCCCATTTAGGTTTTGCTGGTTTTTTTGGTGCTTCTGCAACCGGTTTTTCCACAGCTACTTTTGGTGCTGCTTCTACAATTTGTTCTTCTTGTGCAACTTTTTTAGCTGCTGGTTTTTTATTTGCCATAATATAATATAATTAAATAGTTAAAAGAGTAATAATTACCCCCGTCATTACAACGAGGGTAAGAATTACATTTGAAATCCTTAGATTCCTTTGAATAATACGAAGTTGTTAGCCGCTTGAGTAATCAAACATCTTTCAGATAGGAAGTTTACTTCCATTGCATCAAGAGTTGAATTACTAGCACCTCCAACAGATCCTGTTAACCAAGATTTCATTCTACGGTCATCAGTTTGAGAAGCTCTGTATCGTACGTGTAAGAATGGACGACGAATGTTAGTTCCTAAAACTTGATCGTAAACAGTTGAAGTTCCAGCTGGTACTAATACACCTTCGATTGAGTTAACTCCATTGATTGCTCCACGAGTGGACGCATCGTTTAAGTATTTCCAATCTGTTTTGTAAAAGTCGTAAGATCCTCTACGGAATCCGCTAAATCCTAAGTTAAGTGCCATGTCTTCTGAATTTTCAAATAATCCATAAGCAACACCTCCAGTAGCTCCGCTAGAAATAGCTGCAAGCATATCATCAAAGTCTAAAGCAGTTTGACGGTTTAAGAATAACATGTTCTCCTCGATTGCTCCTTGAGTATCAAGGTTTTTAAGGATAGCATCAAATTCATTCAATCCATTAGCAGCTGTGAATCCAGTTTCTACATTACCTCTATCTTGGATAGCAGCAAATAAACCTTGTGTTCCTGGCTGAGTTAATGGGTTAAGAGCAGATGCATTTAATTCGCCTTCTACCATTGCCATTTCTAAGTAATCTTCAAAACGTAAACGTGTTTCAGACTCAGCTTTCAAATACCATAGGTATCCGTCAGTTCCGTCTTCAGTCGCTACGTTCACCCATCCGATTTGCGCAGTATCAGATCCAGATACAACGTACTGATCTCTAATAATGATTGGTGAGTTAGAAAACTGTGTTAATACAGGCTCTACGCTAGTTCTAGCAGCTGAGTTTCCAGCGCCACCAGCAGCTAATGTAGTTCCTTTAGAATAATCAGATCCGTAAACAAATACTTTTAATCCAGTTGCAGAGAAACCTTGAGTAGTCAAAGTTGATCCAGCAAAAGACTGAATAGTGATTGTTCCAGCTGCACCAAGTACAGATGCTGTTACAATACCTTTAGCCTCTAATCCAGTAGCTGGATCTAAAACAACAACAGTGTCATTTACTGAAATTACATTGCTAACTCCTGCTACAGCGCCTGGGTTAAGAGTAACTACAGATAATGTACCAGCTCCGTTAGCTTGAGATGCTCCAGCGTAAGAGATGTGTAATCTGTTTTGTTCAGACCAAATAACTTGATCAGATGTCATTGGCATTTCAGCTCCAACCATTTTTAAGAATCCAGATAACGTTCTGTTTCCATAACGCTCTACTTCTGCTTCGTAAATTTCTGGTAAATACTGCTGAGCAAAATCAGCAAAGTTAGTAGGAACTCCACCGCCTCCGCCGTTGTTATTCCATTGTAAATAGTTTGTAGCAAGTAATTGCTGTGTTTGTGATGGGACTATACTCCCAAATTGTGGTAATAAACTCATTTTTATTAGTTTTTAAACTTTTTAATTTTCAATTTTGCGGAGTTAGCTCCAGAAACTGATTTGACTTTATACGCACCAAAACGAGCACTTTCAACTGGTGCCGCTTTTCTAGCTTCAGTAGATGTATTATTAGATTTGTTTACAACATCTCTAATAGCATCCGCTTTACCTTGTTCATAGAAATGATTTGCTATTTTATCAGCATTCGCTCCTGTGTATAAAGCCTTATGATACCCTTTAGTATCTTTAACCGCACCATCTTCTCCAAGGAACTTCCCTATGAAATTACCGATGTCCGATTGTTTTTCTCCAACCTGAGAAGCGTTTTGTACTCCATACCTAAACTTTTTTTCTCCTAAACTGAAATCGAAACCTTCGAAATCTTTATTGAATAATTGTTCGGTTTGAGTTTTAAACTTCTCGTGGTTTTTTGAGTTTCTTTCCTGATCCTCCTTATATCGATTAAAAAAGTCCGACGCTTTTTGCTGATCCTCAGAAAGACTAGGCGACTTCAACTTGATGTCGTCATAATATTTTTCTTTTGTATCTTCTAAAAACTTACGGGCTTTTGAAACCTCTTCTTTATATGCGAGTTTTTTTCTTTTGATGTCTCGCTCTTCATCAATATCTTCATCAAATGCAAAGGTGTCTTCGATCATAAAATCGATTTCTTCCTGTGACAAATGAGGTTTAGTGCTTTTGTAATATTCTTTTACAAGCACATCTCTGTCAACGTCCTCGTAATTAGTGTTTAATCTGAGGTAATCCTGCATAGTCCCACCTGTTTCTCTCATAAAATCCACCAGTTTATTTATGTTTTCTGGCAAATCATTTTGAACAGGTTGTGGTTCTACTGCTGGCTCCTCAGCTTTTATTTCTTTTTCTTCTTCTTCGGTAATTTCTTTAATGACTGGTTCGGATGTTCCTTCCTCCACTTCCTGTACATCTTCGGCTTGTTTATTCTCATCCAAACCATCTGAGCTTGACTCTTGAACGGCATCTTTTTCTTCTTTAGGAATTACTACTCGGGTTACGTTACTTGGAACATCTATTAAAGGCTCCCTGTTTTTAGCCGCCAACTGTTCGTCAGTTAGTTTAGGCTTGGATTGGATCTTAAAAGATCCTTCCGTTTTTAATTGTTCATTCATGATATAATATTATATAATTATTAAATACTTATTTATGTAGGGTCAAATGAAGATAAATCAAATCCTCCCATCACATCATTACCTTGTGATTCAAAGTTTTTAGGCATACCTTCTGTTTGTCTTTGTTGTATAAGTTCGCTTTGCTGAGTACCTTGTATTTTTACTCGTTTATCTTTACGATCTTCTATTTCAGCTTCTTTTTGTTTAGTAGCACCTATTTGTGCTTGAGCTAGTTGCAGATTGTACTCAAATTCAGTTGCCATTAATTGTTTCTTTATTTGAGCTTCGGTTTGCATTCTTTGTATTTCAAACTGTGACTTAGCTTGTTCAATTGCTACTTTTTCCGCGGTAAGAGCTTGTTGTTTTTCAACTTCAGCCATTGCCGCTCTTTCGGAAGCCTGAGCGTTAGCCTCAGCTTGAGCTTGTATATTTTTTTGTGTTAAAGCCTCTTCTCTTTCTTGCTTCTTTCTGCGCTTTAACTTTAGCATTTGATTAGCTAGCTTAAGATTTTTAATTTGTTTAATATCTATTGAATCTTCAATATCTATTTCTTTTGTTTGTAAAGCTATTTGTATATTTTGCTGTAACTCCGCTGTTTCTTCTTCGTCAGGTTCCATTTCTAAGTATATACCAAAATCGTGTAGATTTAGGTTTTCCATTTCTTTTAAAGTCTCTACATTAAATGTAGATACGCTATTCATTAAAGAATTTTTAGTAAGTGGGAAGTTTAATACATCTGCTATTTTTAAAGAAATATTCTCACAAGTACTAAGCGCTAAGAAAATACTAGCATCCTGAATATGTTTAGTAGCTACGTTTGATGCGTTAGCTGCCATTTTTTGCAGTCCAACCAATGAATCAGCAGAAGGTAAAGATCCATCTCTTGCTTCATTTAATCCGGTAACATCCCTAATCATTTGCATGTTGTAATTATATGCAGTAATAAGAGATTGTATTTTGCCCATGCCATTAGAGGAACTTAATTCCTGAATAGGAACTTTACCTCTATTCATATCTCCATCTTGAGTAAGAGATCTACCTACAACAGAACCTGTTTGAAAATACATGTTTAGCGCTTCCGCTGGATTGTAGTTTGTTCCGTTACCTAAATCAACCTCAGCTAAACCGTCCATATCTAAAAAGATACCATCAGGAACCATTCTAGACAATACTTGTTGTATTTTTAAATGAGTCAGCTGTATTACATCCGCAAACCCTATACATTTACTTATTAAAGATTGTATTTTACCTTTATACATTCTTGGAGCGCATAAAGAATAGCTCATTTCTACACGAGTAGTGTCAGCCATTGGTCGTGTCATATTTTCTGACATTTCCCATTTAAGCATTGTATCTGTTCCAATTATCTTAGCCCCTTCGTATAATACTTCTATAGACCTTGAAACTCTTTCAAAGTTATCATTAGGTGGTGGATTAAATTGATCAGTTTTTTCAATTGCTTTTTCTAAGCCTGAATCTGTTTTCTTTATTTTAAAAACTTGGTCAGTGTATGTTTTATATTCAAAATATAAAACTTGTACAGTATTATAATCGTAGCTTTCAAACCCACGAATCATTCTTCTATCTCCAGACATCTTCTGGATTCTTTCTAATTCTTTATCAGATATGTTGGGAAATTCTTTTTTGAGCTCTGGTATAGTTATAGATTTAACTTCTCCTACATAATATATATCATCAAAGTGAGGATCTTCCGTATAAGACCAAACACAATAAGCGGGATCCACATAGTCAACAACAATGCCTTCAGCAGGATTAAACGATGTTTTAGTTATACCTATACCTATATTAACCAAATCTTGGTTTACTCTAGATTTAGTTAAATCAAATTCATTAGTTGCTAAAACAGTGCTAATAGCTTCTTCCTCGGCAACCTCGATAGCTTGCTTATAACTAAGCTGCATGTGCAGATCTCTCTCCTCTAAAGATTCTGGTAAATTGTCGGGGGATATGTTAGAACGACTTAAGTTTACATTAACAACCTCGGAAGCTTGAGCTTGCTCATTTTTAGTTAGCATATCAAATAACAAGTCTTCTGCAAAGTCTGTTCTTTTCTTTAAAGATTCAGGGTCTTGAGCGTAAGAAGTTAAGTCGTATTGTTTTTGGGTTATGCCATTAGCAACTATGTTAGAAAACTTAGATAATATAGGAACTGGTTTCCAGTCTAAATTAAGATAAGACAAATCCCCATTAATAGCTAGTTCATCTTTGTACTTTTGCACACTTTGTTCTCCTCTAGCGTATAATCGCAGGTTATGGAAATTATTCCAATTTGTAGCATAACGGTTCGAACCACTTCCTCCGTAATTAAACCATTCTTGCTCAATAGCTCTACTAACTTGAAGACCGTATTCCCACGTTGCTTTCTCAGCATCACTTACAACCTGATCTGGAAATGAGCTATTAGTATTTGTGCTTATATTCATTTATTATATTATTTTTGAAGTAGTTCCCTCGTTATTATACCTTTTAAACCCTAAAGAGTATGATTTAGTTTTTGTTATTCCTTTAGGACTATACCTATGTTTATTACAAGCCATTAAAGCTAGTCCAGAGCTTATAGATGCATCATGCTTAGTCCTATTATTTATATCAAACTTAGCCCAATCTTCTAAAGTTCTTTGTAGATACATGTCTCCGTATCCATCTTTTTTTTCCCCTATAAAATCTTCTATATACGTTTCAATAGCTGAAGCGTGTGCTTGTTTTATATCTTCACTTGAATTAGGTATTCCGCCTACTTCTCTTTCAGCTATAGATAATTTATTATATGTTTTATCTGGTCGGTTTATACTGAAGCCTCTATATCCTCTACGTTTTAAATAATAAAGCAATCTAGGTTTGTTATTTTCCGCTAGCAAAGGCATTCCATAAAACACACAAGCCATTAGCACATCTTCAAAAAACATTTCAGCCGTTGACGGTCTTGCGATATACTCAAGAAAAAAATGATTAGGGGGAGCGTCCTCCATTGAAAACTTTGTTAATCCATGAAGCGATCCGTTAGATCCGCCGCCACCAACAACGCCGCTAATATCATAGCTATCACATCCAAAAGCTCCCATGTGTTCATTACCAGGATATTTAACGCCATTTTTTATTATTAAGTTATTTTGTTGTTCTTGGTCTGGAACCCACGTTATAAAAAATCTACCATTTTTATTTGGGTAAAATATTACTCTAGTATCCTTAACCCCGTTTTCCCACTGAAAGTTACCTTGAGTAACCATAGCGGAGTTCTTTAATTCTTCATTGTAATCTATCTGCTGATAAATTTTTGTAAGATTAAATATAGATTGTTTAGCTTCATCTCTAAAAGCATGTTGTTCCGTACGAGGGAACTGTCTATAGTATTCGTTCAAAGCATCGGCATCATCCTTTAATCCTTCAACTTCATTTTCCCAATGTTGTATAACGCCCTCTGTAATAAGATTACCTTGAGGATCTAATGTTTCTTTTTTTGGAGTATCAAACACAGGATAGCCATACTGATCAATAAAACCCTCATAATTCCATTCCATAGGAATAAACAGTTTGTATAAACCAGTTTTAGTTTGTCCATTTTTATTTCTTGCCAACGCGTCTGATCCGTCATATAACTTTTTAAAGTTTTTGCCTCCTTTATCTAAAGCATTTGATGTTGAGCCCATCATACACTTACCTATAATTCTACTACCTAATCTTAAACAAGTCTTTGTTACTCGCCAGTTGTTAAGTATATTAGTTGGCTTTTCCCATTTACCTGATTCATCATGAACAAGTAATTTTAGTTTTTCACCATCATAACTGTTATCTCCTGTGTTTTTCCAGTCAATAGTTGTATCTAATCCATCAAGCTCTTGAGCTGCTTGATTTTCTTCTAGCTTACGTCTTGTAAATTTAGAAGCAGGTACTCTGTATGCTAATTCTGTTTTTGGACGGTCCATACCGTCTTGTATTGGTTTAAAGAAAAAAGGATAGTTTACCGAGATCGGTACAACCTTATCTGTAAACATTTTCTTGGCATCAGCCCCGGATTTGGATAATATGCCGAATCTAGAATCTGATGATATCGTAGCTGAATTAACTGTTTCTCCCGACGACATGAATGAAAATCCAGAGCGTCGATTTTTAAGGTAGCAAATACCGTACGATCTTGAATCCGCTTTGCAGGCTTCCCAGAATATGTAGAATAATCTGTTCGATTCCCTAAAGTCTGGTAACCCGACATCAATTTTAGACCACTGCAGGTACATGTAATGAGTACCAGTAATGTAAGTAGGCTTACCTTTATTAATAAACCAAAAGCCTTTTTCACGTCTTTCAAATTCTTCATCTATATATGGATGCCACTGTTCTTTAAAACTATTTGGATAAGCGTTCCAATCTTGAACACTTTTAATTTTTTTTAATGCCTTAGGATATTCTGTAGCTTTCCATTTGCTATCACCTAGGTCTTTTGCGTCTTCTGCTTTAGGTAGCGCGATCATTACACCACTTATTTCATAGATCTCCCCAATCTTGCCTGTTTTACTAATTACAATAGTATCATACTCAGCGTTGTATCCATATTCCCATTTAGAATATCTATTCTTTTTTTTAATTACAGCTGGTTTAATATGATCTTTTACAACTCTATATAAAGTTTGTTCGTATGCCATTACTTAGATCTCCCTTCTGCAAAACCTTTAAACGCAGGCTTGTTTGCTTTATTGTTTGATTCTGCAATCATACTCTCCTCCTCTTGAATTTTACTTAATATTTCAAAGGCATCAAATATACAAAGCTTTTTAGTAGCGGCAGCATTTTTAAGTCTGTCAGCAGATATATCTTCTTCTGAGTCAACGATCTTTTCTTTTGCTACCT